AAAGTAAGCTTATTAGTCGTGTATGCGCCTGCCGGGACAGTCTAATAAGCCGGAAAAAATAACCCCGGTTGATAACCTCTTTATACTATGTTAACGTGCGCGAGTCAACTGTTTATTGGGAACTAAAATGCCGTTTAAAGACCCTGTACAAAGAAAAGAAAAACAGAAAGAATATTCAAGAAAATACTATGAGGCTAACAAAAAGAAGATTACTGATACAACACGCAAATTAAGACGACAGAGAAGAACGGAGTTTTCGGAGTTTAAGTCTAGGCTAACTTGCACTAGATGCCCTGAGAATCACCCAGCGGCATTGGATTTCCATCATGTAGTGCCCGATCCAGCCAATAAAAAGATTACGGAGCTTATTAGAGCAGGGCGATTTGCTTTTGCAATGGAAGAGATTAATAATAAATGTATTGTGTTATGCAGTAATTGCCACCGAAAACACCACTACGAAGAAGACAGAAAGAAAAGGGCGCAAATTTTATAGTTACTACTTGTAACGCAGAAAGCCGAAAAACTCGTTACTTACTATATCCTCTGATGTCGGCTTAGCCGCCCGTATACCTATAGTAACATATTTGTTACTTGTTCATTACGTACATTGTAACTTCAAAGCCAAAACGCATTTCAGTAGCTGCTGGTGTTGTCCACATGATTTTAATCCTTTAAGTGTAATATTTTCAATACAAAAAAGTTTGTCTGTAAAAATAAACCTTTTATTACAGGCAAAACTAAACTAATAGTTTAGATATGTATACATTTTTAAACTTTATATACATGTCAGCTACTATGTGTATACATTCTGCGCTTTTCTATATATGTCGCAATACGTAAAACCATGAATTACCGAGCGGTAAAAAATAAAGAAAAAGGGGACCGAAGTCCCCTTAGTGTTACCGAGCGGGTATTAAGCGCCTACTGAACCGTACATACCTAATGGATCAGACCAACCAAATGAATAACGCTCACGTGATTTGTAACGAACGTTACCAGTGTCAAAGTCACCATCCATTGAAGTTGTCAACGGAGCACGAACAAAGTGCTTCATGCCGTTTGGAACATCAGTAGTTAGGAACCATGCGTTTGTGTCGGTTAAGAAGTGGTTAATTGCGTAACCTTCTGGAATTGAACCGTTGTTTTTCAATGCGTTAACATCGTTGTCTGTAGTACCAACACGTAATTCAGTTTCCAACAAGCGAGTAGCAACGAATTGCAATGCTGGTGGGATAATTAATTTACGTGGTTTAGCTGCGATTAACAAGCCACGTTCGTCAGTCCAAGCTGCGATTTGAATTACAGCGTTTTCTAATGAAGTTTCGTTTAAGTCAGCTGCAACTGTTGGGATGTTGCTGTTTGTACCGCCAGAAACAAGTGGATGCGCATTAGAGAACAAAGGTTGACCGTCACCGCCAGCAAATGCTGCGGTAAAACCGTTGTTTAATACGTTAGCTGCTTTAACTTGTTTGGTGTATGCCATAGCACGAGCCAATGATTTGGTGTAACGAGCAGATAATGTATCATACAAGTTATCTTCCACTGCTTCTTCAGTCAAGCTGAAGCCTAAAGCGATAGTTTCGTGTGTGTAGCGAGCTGTCCAAGCTTCTTGAGCATTGTCATAAGCGATAGAGTTACCTTCGTTTTTAACAGGTGCTTGTGAGAAGCCAGACAATTTTGTTTCTTCTTCGAATGAACGTTCTGAAGATTCAGTTTCGTAAATCTCTTTATGTTCTTCGCCGTAACGCTTGTACTCCATACCGAACAAAGCGTTTAGACCTGGTAATAGCTCTTTAAGGAGCTGTGCGCGTGATATAGCCATTATTTATTCTCCTTATAATCCGACGTTATTCAAATATGAATGCGCGGATGGGTTAAATTTTACCAGCACGTCTGGATAAGTATCAGTCAGTGGGGAAGCAATACCTATAATACGGAACGCAGCGGCGGCGGTTTGAACTGTAGGGCTCAAAGCTGAAGTTGAGTTACCAGAACGAGTATTACCTGTGCTAGTAGACTGAACAGCTGCAAAGAATGTGTTTGTACCTACCACTGATTGCGTAATAGTGCCTACAGTCAGTTGCGCTTCAAATGCAACGTTAGGGTCTGTTACAACCTTAGCTCTAATTGTAGTACCAGTAGGAGCTACAGTGTTAGCTGGGTAATACTGACTAAAAATAACTTGACCTTGCGCGTTTACAAACTCGCAGCCTACAAATACGCCGATAGCACCTACGTTAGCGCCACCAAGGTTATTAGTAGTAACATCAGCGCCAGTAGCTGTAGAAATGTTTATAAAACCGTTAGCGTTAATAATAACGACTGAGCCAAAGAAAATATTGGTGTTATACCCAGCTGGGTCAATCAGAAATGTATCTGTTGCGCCAGCGTAGGGCATACCATCAATCCTGTTTACGGGAACTAACCCGTATGGACTTTGTGTTGTTGCCATTGTGAATCTCCTAAAAAATTATTTACCTTTACCGAATGATGTTTTGGATGATTTCTGACTAAACAGAGGCATCCGAGCATCGTTTTCTTTCATGAAGCTGTTATCAACTGCTTCAGTTTGTGACTGTGTTTGATTGTTGTAATACGCTTTTCTTTGTTCAACAAATTCTGCTGGGGCTTTACATAACATTAAGCCGCCAACTTCTACGGAATCTTGAAAACGTGATCCTTCAATAGGCATCAGTCGTAATTCTGGGTGTTCGGACAATTTCACCGGTTCCCAGCCTTCGCGCATTTTTGAAGAAACGTTTGTGGCATCAGCGTGACCAACCATGCTTGTTCGAATCCAACGGTATGCCCAACCTGGTTCTTGTGTAATTTCAGGTAGTAATGCCGCAGGTGCCCAATGTGTAGCACGTTGAAAAGTTTCTCGTGTATTTAATTCACGGTTTTGTCTATTATCAGCCATTTTGTTTCTCCAGTTTAATCATTTCTTTTGCGTATTGTTCAGGGGAAATACCTAATTTACGTGCAAGCGTTTGTGCCGTTTTAGATATCTGTACTTTTTTTGGCGCGGTACTACGCGAAGCTGAAGCAACCACAGTAGAAGGTTTTGTGCGTTGGGAGGTTTTACCCGTATCCAGCGAATCATCCTCGAATTGTTCGGGGAATCGTTTGCGCATCGTATCATCAATACGACGGTAGTATTCTTCTGAAACGGGAGATACACCTGACCTTACTAGCTTTTCGTGCAGTCCCAATGCTAGACTGGTCATCTCCTCGTCACGTCCAAACCATTCGTTTTTTTCCTGCCATTCAGCAGCTTTTCGATCTGGTCGGACACTTTGGGTCTGTTCAGGTTGTATATTTACATTATTTTGTTGGTTTTGTATAGCATTTTCGTATTGCGGGCGATAATTTTGTACTTGAGTTAACTTGTACTGTGCACTATTCATTCTTTGTTGTGCATCAATGATCTTATCTGAGTCACCAGAATCATATGCTTCACGATACTCGCGCTTTGCCAAATCCATCTCTTGCTCAGCAGCTTGCTTAGATACTTCTAAGTATGATTTTTCACCTGTGTTAAGTGTACTTTTTAATCGGCGATTTTCTTCACTGATTGTTTGTGCATACCTAAGTGCTTCTTCTCGCTCACGTGCTGCTGCTTCTTTCTCACGTCGTTCATCATGATAAACTTTACGTAACTGCGACATACGTGACTTAACTTTTTCAGAGTAGTCTGAAAGATCGTCGTTCTCAAGTTCCTGCACAATTTCTTTTGGTAACGGAGCACGGTTGCGGTCCTGCTCAGGAGTATCGTCAACAATATTAACTTCAATATCTAAGTCATCATCGGTGTCATTTACTACACTGCTAGTTTTTTCATCACTTGTATCTTCAAAATCATCTTGTTCTATTGCCATAATATATTTCTCCTATGCGCGTGAATATCCGCGAGGGTCTAAAACAACACCCTCAACAGAATCATCGTTTAAAATACGAAACTCACGACCGTGAATTTTAAATCGTGTACCAGCATATGCTCTAGTTAAAACAAAATCACCTTCTTTACACCACGCACCTGTGGGAAATCTTGACTCATCTTTGTAGCATAAGTCACCCATTTTTATCACAAACAATACTACGGTTGCATTTTCCTCAACCCGTTTTGTGTCACCTGCTTTTAGAATACCGCTATCGTAGGTATCGTCGGCTTCAGGTACTGCACAAAGAATACGATACCCTTTTGGTTCAGGTAGTTGCGTCGCTTTTTCTTCGGCTTTTGCGTTTAGTACTGCAGATAAATCCACTGCTTGACTCACATCAAGTTTACTCATCGTCTTGCTCCATATGTTTTGCGAGGTCACTAATTAAAGCCTGTGCGATGTGTAGACCCCGAACCACACCGACAGTAAATTTATACTCTGCAAAATCCTTTGGGCCACCTTCGCCCAAATTCTCATGTAATCTATTGCGCTCTTCCTCAAGTTGACTCATGAGGATTTCTAGCGTGTTTTCCATTATTCACCTTCTCTCGGTGTTTGTTGTTTGTTACGGTTTGCCGCTTGGGCTTGCGCCTGTGCGTTGGCTGCTCTATCCTGTTGTGCTATGCGTTCGCGTTCAACATCTCGTTGTGCTGATTGTTGTACTGCTTGAATACCAATACGGGTACCTTCCGCAAGTTGTTGTGCGTCTAATTTTTCTTTATCCATTGCTGCTTTAGCGCCTAGTTGTGCACCGGCAATTCGTTCCTGTGAAGCAATACGTTCACGCTCAACCTGTAAACGTTCTTGCTCAAGTTGCGCATCTATCTGAATTTTTTGTCCTTTGTTTTGAACATCTTGTGCTTTAAGTTGTAGCTCTTGCTGCTGCATTTGGATTAATGGGTCCTGCGCTTGCTGCTGTGCTTGCTCTTGTGCTGCTTTTTGTTGGTTGCTAGCTAACACTTGTTTAGAAGCTTGTGATACCAATCGAGATACATCAACTTCAATATCTTCTGGTATTGTTTCTTCGTGATGTGGTAACGGCACGCCTAACTGTTCTTCAATCTGTTTACGGTACTCAAACCCTACGTGCTCAGCAATATGTGCTTGTGCGGCTGCCATAATTGATTGTGCTTGTGGATTTTGTCCAACCATTTTTTGGATCAATGGGTCTTGCATTGCTGCCATGTGTACTTCAATGTGTGCCTGATGATCTTGGTATAGGAACGCTTTGACTGGCTTACCGTTAAGAATAGCCATGTTTTCCGATACAGGGTCTTTTGGTTTGTTTTCACCAGTAGCTGGAATTAACTTGGCAATATTTTTAATTCCTAATACCTCAAGCATTTGCTTATGTAGTTCTGGTAAGTCATATATTTGTGGACTTTGTTGCGCCATCTGCATAACTGCTTGATATTGCACTACTTTTTGTGACATCGTAGCCGCGTTAGGATCAGATACAGGGATAACTTCCACCATATCATAGTCAGAACGTTTTGCTTGTGGGCGACCACTATCTGGCTCACATGTGTAATCGTCGTCTGTGTAATCACGAATAATCGATTTGATTAATTTAAACTCTTGACGCATTGAGTAGTGAATACGTGCTTGTACTGCCGACATTACTTTAAGCGTACGCTCTAAGATTGCCAGTGTAGTACCTACGGGGCTGTTAGCAGACATATCCGATACTTGCATATCTGCCGCGTTAGCAAATGATTTACCTTCTTGGATAATTTGGTTCATCAATGACTGCAATACTTGGCTTGGTTCTTTGTATGGAAGCGCCATAATATTGTCGCGGATAGTACCGCTAGGTACATCTACGTCACGGAACTCAGCTGGAGCAATCGGGGTATCATCACCTTTAACACGCAAGCCACGAGTTTTAAATCCACCTGGAAGGTTTGATAATGTACCGGCGTCCACTAACTGACGCGTTAACATGGTTGCAGACTTAGTAGCTGCACCGATTAAATGAACTAAACCAAAACAATAGAATCCAAAACCCGGTACGTAACCGTAATGCACGAAGTGTTGTCGCTTCTGCTTCATATCATCATCAGGATTCCAGTTACGACGAATAGATAAGATATCTCCAGTACCGCGTTCAATCGTTACAACATACGGTAGTGCAATGCCATTATCTTCAGCAAACTTATCTTCAAAGTCATAGCTAAACATATCAATATCGACATGCATTTCTAATAACTTGTAGCGGTCATCCATTGTTGCGTTGAAACCCATCTTCTCAGCGATCTTTTTCTCGACTTCTTCAACTGAATGTGATGGCTCACCCAACTCAACGTCACGATAAAACCCAGCCACTTGTAATTTACGTAGCTCATTTTTGGTTTTACGCATGATATGAGTGACACGTGAGGCAGTCTGCAGGTTAGATGCGCCATATGGAACAACAATATCCTCAGATGTA